TCTTCTTCCAAGTAGTAGTTGTAAGATCTGAAGAAGAATTTCTTACTTGAACTTGAATAGATGAACTATCGATTGTGTTAGACGACAATTCAAATACACTATTAGCGTTATTAGCACTAACAATAAATGCTTCCGTTCTTACTGTTCCTTCATAAAAGGTAATGTTTGCAATATAGTTATTAGCTTTAGATAAAACTATCGCACTGTTGGTAGAAAAAGTATAGTTGTTGGTAGTGTTGTTTCCAGCAATAGAATAAAACGCTGGAAGAACAATAGTATCTGGATCGTCAGTAGGAGATGCTATAAAAGTTACCTCTACGCTAGAAGAACTTCTAGAGCGAGGAATATAATTTAATTCTTTAGCATGAGAAACGACCGACTCGCGCAGCTGCGCGGTGTCTAAGAACATTTCGCTACCAACCATATTCAAATACATGGCATTGTGGTAGGTGTTATATGCGAGTAGATCTAACAAGACCGCAAGGTTAGACCCTTCAAAGTCATAGTCTTGAAACTGAGTCTGCTGGCTGAGATATTGCTTCAGACTTGCCTTATATGTGACGAAGTCTAGTTGAGTATTGTTTAGAAATCCTTCGGTAGCCATTTATCGTATCCTGTTTAGAAAGAACTCTACGGTTCCAACTTGTTCTGTGCTTTGAATTGAGAAAATAATAGTAACATAATAACTCTGCCTTTCATAATCAGGCTGAACGTCGATTTGATCTACAATCGCTCTTGGTTCATATGTCGCTAGTGTGCTAGAAATAGTGTCGCGAATACTGATAGTTACAAGAGGAGTCATTGGTTCAAATAATAAGGCTCTTATACCAGCACCGATTCTCGGATCTAACAACCTCTCATATTTGTCAGTTAGAATTAGATTCTTGATAGAACGCTTGACTGCATCAAGATCAGTCAATCTTACAACATCATTATTAAGTCGGTTGCGACCAAACTGCGCACTAAAGTCGCTATATGGTTCTGGTTTCTTTAGGGGATTTTCCTTACGAAAACTCATTTATTTCTCCGAATACTTAATGTATTTAGTATAGTTTAAGAACCTAATTTATAGGTTTTTTCTTTGACATCATCAAGTACACGAGGGTCGCCAGCATTCTGACGAATCTGTTTGGCAGTCATTTTTATATCACCAGTCGTATTAAACAGACTGGTGTTTCCTATCACATCTAGGTTAAAATCTCCGCCGACTTTCCAGTTTACGTCACCGAAAGTGTCAATATTTGTATTGCCATTCGTAGAGATATTTGTGTCGCCAATAACGGTGATATTAATGTTTCCGCCGACGAACAACTCATTGTTCGCGTAGGTAATTAACTGAATGCCATTTTGACCACGAATTACAATGGATTTATCTTGATGAATAGTGATAAATGCGCCATTCTTGTGCTGAATGTTAATGCGTTCTGCGCCTTCGGTATCATCCATTTCAATAAAATGACCCGTATTGGACTTTACCAGAATATTCTTACCATAGTCAGCACCAAACTTACTTGGTTTCTCAGCGATATTTGCGCCACCTGCGGTCTCAACAGAAACTTTGGTTTTGTCTTTCCAATCAGAAAGTGGTGTTTTTCTATTAATGGGACGTTCTTCTGCTTGAAATGAATCTGGAAAGTTTAGCTGCTCATTACCAAATACATCTAATTTTTGAATTTTTCTAGCATACTTTTTAACTAACGCTTCGTCTACTGGAATATCGTCAGGAAGTTTAGCTGTGTCAGCAATGTTGGTAAATTCTATCTTATTTTTAATAATATCTTCAATATCTTGCAAGTAAGTTTCTAAATTAGCTACCGAATCTAACGCGCCACCAAAAGATGCTCCCAAACTAGAAGTTAAAAATTCTAGGGAACTATTGATATCGGAAAAATTACCGAATGTTCCGATCAATGCAATATTTTCTGGTTTTATACCAGATTTTATAAGAGTGTCTAGTTCTGTTGTGGCTTTTGCTAAAATTTCTTCTTTTGTTTGGCTCACAGTAATATTAAGATCCAACGCAATTGTTGTATCTGCGTCAAATTTAACTAGGTCTTTTGCGCTGTTAATTACTTTAGCCATTAGCTTGTTTTTCCTCCTGTTGATACAGCAACACCTTTTGGATCATACGTTTCTGGTTTCTTTCCAGGTGGTCTAGTTATACTCAACAAATCATTTACAGATTTTTTTGTTAATGTAACTGAATCTGATTGATTGCCTCCCAAAATTACAACACGATTACCAGGAAATCCAGGTTGAGCAACAATTGCAACATGACCAAACCCACTTGATATTGGTCCTCGTTTGAATACAGCTATATCGCCGACTTGAACATTGGCCGCATCAAGCTGACTTTCTTTTGTTCCTTTCTCCCAAATTGTTGTGCCATATCCATTTTTATTATGAGTGTTATATTTTGGTGATGCAAATGCTCTAGAGCTATTTACTGCCTTTGGATAGGGGTATCCTAGAGAAGAAAGTATAGAACCAACAAATGCCCCGCACCATGGCGTCTTAGATGGATCAATTGAACTATTTACTCTTGTCTTAAACAAGTTCATCAGACAAGCCCTATCAGCAGGCACTTTTTCTCTATATCCTAACCAAGCTGCTGCAGAATTAGCTAATCCTTGTTTTGGTTGTGGGCAAGAACCATCAGTTGGTCTGTCTGCTGCAGCAGCATTATCACCAGAAAGTTGTCCAAAAGAACCCATAAATCTATTTACTGCGCCAGTAGCAGCATAGAAAGCAGAAGAAACAGAACCACCAATTACACCCAAAATAAATGGTTGCTGTGCGTCGACTGAGTCCATGAAGAAACCCAAGACCATCTCGCCTGCATTAATCTTTGCAACTCCACCATTTAACACAGGAGCAAGTGGAAGTTCTTCTGTTGGAAGAACACCAGAAGTTGGATGAAATCCGTATATTCTTACTCGGACACGACCTAGTTCAGATGGGTCGCCAAAGGCATCTTCTACGACACCAACCCACCAAATAAATTGTCCGTAAGGGGTATTGTTTAAGTCTCTCATTATGAATTAACCGAATTGTCGTTAGGAGGAGAAGTTACATCTTTTTCATATGAATCTTTACACAAATCTATAATTGTTTGGAAGATATTATTTTTTATAGTATGCTTAACAGCCCATACAATAAAATCACCAGATTGACGTCTTGTCTCAAGGTCGCCATCAGCTGAAGATCTTGCAGGAATATCTAAGTTTAGAATATCTCCAGGTTTAATAGCTGGATTGCCGTAGACTTCAATCGTTACTTTAGTTTGTTGTAATAATTGTTTTTGAATACGAGCATTAATATACTTTTCTTGAATATAGTCGTCACGTTCCCAAGCAGATTCAGAAATAGCAATATAAGAAGCAGGAGTATAATCGTAGTCTAGATCTTTACCATTAATTGGTACATTTTCTCCAAACACACGAGGACTTGTATCTACTGGAGAATTATTACCAAGTAAATAGACTTCATTTACTAATCTTTTCTTTTCTTCAGCATCTGCAGAATTGAATACTGTCTCTGTCTTGGTTTCTTTAGTCAGAAGATTTATGAATACTAATTCGCTTCGTAACAAGCCAGATCTAATCAGATTGAAGTAATCTGTATGGTTGTACTGTGCTAGATATAGAACTCGAAAGAAATCTTTGCTGACGCTATTGTCTGCATCATCTGTATTGTTTCGTTCAGGATAAAAAGTATATTTCCAAGCTTTTGCTTTATTTGTGTCAGAAGCCATCAAACGAAGAGATTTGAATTTGAATCCTTGATAATCTTCATAAAAGAAAAATGCACTATCAGCATATTCCGTTGATACAGACTTCTTTACAAGTTGAGAAATGGCAGCAAATGGCTTCACTTGATGGAAGATGATACCGTTTTTAATAGTATTAGAAGTTTTAATCCAATCGCCATTTTCTTCTAGTCCTAATCTTTTTGGCTCGGCTTTTGTGAATCTTCTCTGTGCGATATCTTTTATCATTTCAGAAGGAGTGTTTTCTTTAATCTTTTCTAGAAGTGGCCACTCATTTGAAATTGCAGCAAATGTATAAGCAGCCACGTCATAACCTTTCTGGCGCTGAGTCTTAGATTGAATCTG